CCAATAAACCCACCTTTTTTAGGACCAGGTGTTCCAAACCCTGCTTATGCAGCAAATCTTAAAATAGCTGCTACTTCTATAGTAGCCACTAAAATAGGTGCTGCAACTTCTATTGCTTCTATATTAGCTGCGGGTATAGGTTCAGCAAGTTCTATCAATGCAGGAGGCGGTGGAGGTGCATCAGGCGGAGGTGGTGGTGGTGCAATATCAGCACCTGCATCAGCACAGCCATCAATAAACGTAGTAGGAGCATCCAAAACAAATCAAATAGCAGAAACAATAGCACAACAAGGACAACAGCCTATCAAGGCTTACGTAGTAGCTAATGACGTAACAACTCAACAAGGATTAGATAGGAACATAGTAAGTAGTGCATCGATAGGATAAAACCATTTTGTTGACGCTAACAATATGGTAAAACAAAATAAAAATTAAACACGTTATACAGATATGAAAATTATAGAATTGATAATCGATAGTGAAATGGAGTTAAGTGGTATTGATGCAATTTCCATTGTAGAAAACCCAGCCATTGAGGAAAATTGGATAGCCTTAAAAGACGAGCAAAAAGAGTACAAGTTTGCCGAAGTAGATAAAGAAAAAAAGATCATTATGGGTGCTATGTTAGTACCTGATAAACCTATTTACAGACGTGATGAGGAAAACGGTGAATACTACATTTACTTTTCACAAGACACGATACGTAAATGTATGGAAATGTTTTTTCAAAACGGTAACCAAAGCAATGCGACTTTTGAGCATCAAGAAACAATTAAAGGTTTAACGATGGTAGAAAGTTGGATAGTAGAAGACAAAGAAAAAGACAAATCTAATCTATACAATTTGAATGTACCGGTAGGAACGTGGATGGGTACAATCAAAGTTGAAAATGATGTAATTTGGAATGAGTTTATAAAAACTAAAAAAGTAAAAGGTTTCAGTATTGAAGGATATTTTGCCGACAAAGCGAAACTACCTTTGTCAAAAATTGACCAAGTAGATATAGAAATAGAAGCAGGGTTACAATTATTAGAAATTAAGAAATTAATTCAAGATGCGAAGCAAAAGTAATTCATTTAAGACGCCAAGTTATACAAGCCCAAAAGGTGGCACTAGAGGTTGTTTATGTGCTGATGGTACATATAGTGTAAAGTGTTGCGATGGTTCTTTACAAGCCCAAGGAATAGGCAATATTTATGGTGTGCGATCAATAGAAACATTTTTTATTTTACAGGAAGATGGATTTAGAATATTACAACAAAACAATGATAAAATATTATTAGAAAATGGATAGTAAAATAAGCAATTTAAACCTAGTCGAAACGGTAACTCAAGACGATGTATTACCAATAGTAAACAACGGGGAAACAAAAAAAGTAAAAGTATTACAATTAACAAACGGACTTGCAACAACAGCCTATGTAAACAGTCAAGATGCTTTAAAAGTAGATAAAGTAACAAATAAAGGATTAAGCACTGAAGACTATACTACAACCGAAAAGAATAAACTTGCAGGAATAGCAGCAGGAGCGGAGGTAAACGTAAACGCTGATTGGAACGCAACAAGTGGCGATGCACAAATATTAAACAAGCCAACTATACCTACTGCGGTAACACAAACAAGCCAACTGACAAATAACGGATCAGATGGTGTAAATCCTTTTATAACTGCGTTAGATATTCCAATAGATGCAGAAGCATCGACATTAGTTCGTGAGGTTAAAAATATGACTGGTGCTACTTTGACAAAGGGAACGGTAGTTTATATTAGTGGTGCAAATGGAAATAAGGCATTAGTATCAAAAGCACTTGCTACAACTGACGCATTAAGTTCACGAACATTTGGAATGTTACAATCTGACATTTTAAACAATGGTTTGGGAAATTGCGTAATCATTGGGGATTTAACTGGATTGAACACTTCAACATTTGCAGAAGGAGATCAACTTTATTTGAGTGGTGTAACTGCTGGAACTTATACTGCGACAAAAATATTAGCACCTACTCATTTGGTTTACGTGGGTAAAGTGACTCGTTCACATCCAACATTAGGACAAATCGAAGTGGGTATTCAAAACGGTTATGAACTTGAAGAAATTCACGATGTAGCAATTTCGGGATTAGCAAACGAAGATTTTTTACAGTATGAACTATCGACTGATTTGTGGAAAAATAAACCATTAACAGATACTTTAATTAAGTCAAAATTAGGTATCACTACTTTAAGCGGAAGCAATACAGGAGACAATGCTACAAACACTCAATACAGCGGTTTAGCTACTTCAAAACAAGATACTTTACAATCAACTGTAAACATAAAATCTATAAACGGCAATAGTATTTTAGGTAGTGGTAATTTAACTATTAGTGCTGCTGCTGCTGCTCAATCTGCATTCACAATATTAGCAAACAATACAAATGCAAGTGCAGTACCAACAGAGCAGGTTTATAAAGATATTGCAGAGCAAACTAATTTAGCAAGTGTAAGTACAATATCTTGGACTGGAACTGCTCCAACAAATCCAATATCTTTAAATTACAAATGGAGTCAAATAGGTAGTTTAGTAACAGTAAGATTTAATCTAGTTTATACAACTGCTGGGGCTTCAAATGGACAAGTAATAATCACATTGCCAACAGATATGCCTACTCCAGCAACTATAAGCGGATTTACTTCTGCAACTGATGTTCAATGTTTTGGAACTGGTTCATTTTCAAGTTCAAAAGTATTACCAACAGTAGTTGGAATACCAGCTTTAAGAAGAAACTCTACAAATACTGGTTATGAGTTTGTAATGACAAGAACAACTGGAAGTATAAATACCGTTTGGTTACATTTCACATATTATACATAAAAAATTATGAAACATATAGTTCAAATAAATAGCATAGGAACAAACCTATACACATTAGTAAACACAGTAGATTATATTGGCGATTTAGAAAATCATCCTTTAGTAATAAATCAGCCAGAAATATTTAGAATTTCAGAAGATGATATTCCAAGTATAGTACAGTATGTGATATATTAATAATTCAAAAATGCAAAAAAAACAAGCATTTCGTTATATTAGAAATTTAAAAATTAAACTATGAAAAATACAGATGTATTGAGCAGAATTACTGCTTTGCTTAACATCAAAGTTAAGCTAGAACAACAAACACTAGACAACGGAACAGTTGTTGAATCGGATAGCTTTGCAGTAGGTGATCCTATCTTTGCTATTAACGGTGAAATTAAAGAGCCATTAGAAGTAGGCGAATACGTTTTAGAAAACGGGTCTAAAATTTACGTTACTGAAATCGGTATCATTGGTGAAGTTGAAGCCTTGAAAGAAGAGGAAGTAATTGAAGAGGAATTAGCAACTGAAAAAGTAGAAGAAACAGTTGAGGAAGTAGTAGTTGAAGAACTTGCAGAAGTACCACCTACAATCGAAGAAGTAATTGCTTTGGTAATGGAAGCAGTACAACCTAAAATTGATGAGTTACAAGCTAAGCTAGATGCATTGAGCGGTATGCAAACAGAAATGAAAGCAACTTTATCTTCAGTTAGTGCTACAAAACCAACAACACATAAACCAACCGAAAAGGTAAGTTTAGGAAAACAAAATACTGGTTTAAATATATCAGGAACAGAATCACGAATAATGGCAATGTTGTCAAAATAAAATATTAATAATTAAAATTTAAAAAAAGATGCCTAATCAACCATCAATCTCATCAAATTACGCTGGCGAATTCGCCGGTAAGTATATCGCAGCTGCGGTATTAAGTGCGAACACAATCGCAAACAATGGAGTAACAGTTATTCCTAATGTGAAATTTAAGGCGACCGTGAAGAAAGCGGTTATTTCAGGCTTGGTGCAACCAGCGAGCTGTTCGTTCACTGACGCTGGTGTAGTTACACTATCTGACAAAGTATTAACCGTTGCAGAAATGCAAGTTAATTTGGAATTGTGCAAGACACCATTCGAAAAAGATTTTGAAGCCGCCTCTATGGGGTATTCAAGTTTTGATGTGATTCCTGCAACTTTCAGCGATTTCTTTATTGCAAAAGTATTAAAAGATATTGCTTATGACACTGAAACTTTCTTATGGAATGCAACAGACGGACTAGGTAAATTGCTTAAAACTGACGGAGCACAAGTTGTTGGAACACCTATACCAATTACGGCTGCTAATGTACAAGCTGAAATGGCTAGAGTAGTAGCATTAATTCCTGATTCAGTTTATGGAACGGAAGATTTCAGATTATTTATACCTATCAACGTTCAAAAAGCATACATTGCTTCTTTAGCTGGATTTGGTGCAAGTGGTGTAGGAGCAAACGGATTTAACGCACAAGGAACAAACCAAAAAATAGATACTGTTTATTTCAATGGTGTACCTTTATTTGTTGCAAATGGTTTGCCTGCAAACACAATGGTAGCAACTCAAATTTCTAACTTGTTTGTTGGATTTGGATTAGCTGATGATGCAAATGTCGTGAAAACTATCGATATGGCAGACATAGATGGATCTAAAAATGTTCGTTTCATTGCACGTTTCTCAAGAGGTTTGCAAGTTGGAATTGGAGCGGATTCAGTAACATACGGAATAGCATAATTCAAGGGGCTATTTAGGTAGCCCTTTTTTTATTAACTTAATAAATATATAGATATGCCTTGTTTAATGTCAACGGGTCGCAAATTAGCCTGTAAAGATGCGGTAGGCGGAATACAAAAAGTATTCTTTGCAGACTACGGTACTTTAGGAACAGCTACAATAACAAATGGGATAGTTAGTACCTTTAGCGGTGCTACTGTTTCATTATTTCAATACGATGTTAAATCAGCATCGGGATTAGAGCAAACCATTACATCTAGTAATGACAACGGAACTACTTTTTTTGAACAAACACTTACTTTAGTTTTGACAAAATTAGATGCACCGACACAAGTGGAACTAGCTAAAGTTATAGCTACAAGACCACACGTTTTTGTACAGGATAACAACGGTAACTACCTTTCAGTAGGTATGACTAGAGGTTGTGACGTTAACGGTACAATTAGCACCGGAATAGCCCTAGGCGACTTAAATGGGTATTCTTTGACTATTACAGGTCAAGAGCCTATGATGGCACAGTTCGTTGTAGGATCTTACATAGATTCTAAAATTGCAAAAACTGGATTAATACCAACACAAATTACACCTGCATAGGGATATGAACAGGTTTAGAATTAGCACTCAATTTATTGGGTGCTTTTTTTTTACAAAATAAAATAACTTCACGTTATATTGTTATGATAGTATTAAACAAAAATCTAGACCTACCTATAACTATAATACCAACGGTAAATACAACCCTTTTGGATTTAGTATTTGAATTCACAGACGAGACAACTAAAACAGTTTATTTAAGAGAGCCATACTTTACTGATTTTACTTTTGACTTGGCTACTTATAGCGTGGTAACATCTAACTTTTTAAAAGAAAATACCTTTTATAATTTAAAGGTTTATTTGCGAGATGATGTAGAAAAAACAGTTTACAAAGACCGAGTTTTTTGCATTGCCGACGATGCAACAATACAAGACTATTCAATAAACGAAGGACAATATACGTTGCCTAATATTGACAACAATTTCTATAAAATATGAAAAGAAAAATAAATAAAATAGAGCCTAAAAAGATGGGCGGAATTGGTGTTGTAAATTTAGCAACTTATACGAGCCCGAAAGTAGTTGAAGTAAGAAACCAAGACTGGATTAATTACGGAGAAGATAACAACTATTTTGGCTACTTACAAGACCGTATAAACGGATCACCTACAAACAACGCAATTGTAAACGGTATCAGTCAAATGATATACGGAAAAGGAATTGATGCAAGTGATAAACTTTTAAAGCCAGAAGATTATGCCCAAGCGATGTTATTGTTTGATGACGATACAACTGAAAGATTGTGTTATGATTTAAAAGCGATGGGACAATGCGCTGTTCAAGTTGTTTATTCGATAGATAAAACAAGAATAGTTGAGTGCAATCACTTTCCAATTGAAACTTTAAGAAGCGGTAAATGTAATGAAGATGGCGAAGTAGAAAATTATTTTTACGCTGAAGATTGGACAAAAGTAAATCGCCAAAACAAACCTTTAGAAATACCTGCTTTTGGCTTTGGTAATGGAGGAGAAGAAATACTATACATCAAACCATATAAAACAGGCTTTTACTTTTATAG